AAGGATTTGATTTTGATACTTCATTTCAATTAGAAGATAGCAGAACTAGTTCTCCATTAATATTAACTAATGCTTCAACTGAAGCACAGTTAAGGAAATATTATGGTTCTTCTACATCAGTATCTTTTGGAACGACCGTAACCGAACCTAGTGAAGGTCTTGTTTCTATTTCGTTAACTGCATCGCAAACTGTCAATATTAAACCAGGAAGATATGTTTTTGATTTGAAAATAACAAATGGAGGAACAGAATTCAAAGCTGTAGAAGGTTCTGTGTTAGTAAGAGGAGGAGTTACTAGGTAATGCCCAATATTATCGCTAGAGTTGGTTCTACAAACGTAGTCCGTGTTTTATCTAATGCATCTGCACCACCAACAAGATTAGTTAATTTAACTGATATAGATTCTACTCTAAAAACTAGAGATGGGATGATTTTAGTATGGGATCTGGCAACAGAAAAATTCTACATGACGGATACGATTGATTCGTCATCTCTGAATATTACTGGTATTGCAACATTTTTAAATACTACCAATTCTTTAGCACCAACTAATGGTGCTTTAGTTATTAATGGTGGATTGGGAGTTGCAAAAAGAGTAAATATTGGAGAAGGTATTACAGTTGCAGGTGTTTCTACCTTTGCTTCTAATTTAGATATTAATGCTGCTGTTGATATATTAAACGGACTAACAGTAAATTCAACACTTAATGTTTCTGGTGCATCAACCTTTGATTCTAATTTAGAAATTAATGCTGCATTCAAGTCTGTAGGAGTTACAACTCTTGCATCTAATGGTGGTATTACAACGACGGGGGGAGATTTATATATTGGAGGAGATTTATATGTCAATGACGATATAACATTTGATGAGTTCAATGCTCGTAATTCTAATATAACTGGAATTTCGACGGTAGGAACAACATTAGATGTTAATGGAACTTTAGATGTTGACGGCCGAACTGAATTAGACATAACTAATATTTCCGAAACACTTAATGTTTCTGGGGTATCAACTTTTGGTTCTAATTTAGACATTAATGCTGCTGTTGATATTTTAAATGAACTAACAGTAAATTCAACATTCAAGTCTGTAGGAATTACAACTCTTGCTTCTGCAGGAGGAATTACTACCACCGGTGGGGAACTTTATGTAGGCACCAATTTAGAAGTTGCTGGAACTTCAAACTTTATTGGAGATGCCACATTTAGAGGCGGTACAATTGGAATTGGAGATTCTACTGGTGACGATATTGATGTTGGTGGAGAATTTGTATCAAATTTAGTTCCAAATACAGATAACACTTTTGACATTGGTATTACAACACAGAGGTGGAGAGACGGAAAATTTTCTGGTATAGTAACTACAACTAGACTAAATTCTTCTGGTCAGTCCCAATTAAATAATCTAAATGTATCTGGTGTTGCAACCTTTGCCAGTGCCGTAGATTTTAATGGTTCTGTAGATATTGACGGTCATATTGAGGTGGACAACCTTAATGTATCTGGTATTTCAACCTTTGCCGGTGCTATTGATGCTAATGGAAATTTAGATGTAGATGGCCATACTGAACTTGATAATGTAAATATATCTGGTGTCTCTACTTTTACTAATGATATAAATGTTACTGGTGACTTAAGAGTAACTGGATTTGCTTCAGTTACTCAAGGTTTATATTATGATTCAAACGATTATGATGGTCCAAACGGAATAGCTTATTTCGATAATACTGGAAAATTAATTGGTGCTGCAAGTACAGAAAATGCAGTAACAGAAACATATTTTATTCTTACAACTAATAATGTAGGAATTCCTACTTGGACTTCAACAATAGATGGAGGATCTTTCTAATGGCAAAACCAACTACTAAGCAAGGACTTATTGATTATTGTCTGAGACAACTTGGAGCACCAGTTTTAGAAATAAATGTTGCTGATGAACAGATTGATGATTTACTTGATGATACTATTCAATACTTTAATGAGAGACATTATGATGGTGTCGAAAAAATGTATCTCAAGTATAAAATTACTCAAGATGATATTGATAGAGGTAGAGCAACAGGTACAACTGGAGTTGGTATCGTAACAACAACTGGAACTTCAACCAATATAAGTGGTGTTGGAACGATTACCTCAAATTTTTATGAAAATTCCAATTTTATCCAAGTTCCTGATTCTGTAATAGGAATAGAAAAAGTATTCAAATTTGATACTAGTACTCTATCTAGTGGAATGTTCAGCATCAAATATCAATTATTCTTGAATGATCTATATTATTTCAGTTCAGTTGATTTGTTGTCTTATGCGATGACAAAATCATATCTTGAAGATATTGATTTTTTATTGACAACAGATAAACAAGTAAGATTTAATAAAAGACAAGATAGATTATATTTGGATATAGATTGGGGAGAAAAAACCAAAGACACATTTCTTGTTTTAGAATGCTATAGAGCACTCGACCCAGAAAGTTTTTCTCAAATTTATAATGATAGTTTTGTTAAAAAATATCTTACTGCACTACTAAAAAAACAGTGGGGACAAAATTTAATTAAGTTCCAAGGTGTAAAACTTCCAGGTGGCATTGAACTCAATGGTCGTGCAATATTTGAAGATGGTCAAAGAGAATTAGAAGATATAAAACAGAAAATGTCTTCTGAGTATGAATTACCACCTTTGGACTGTATTGGTTAATAATTATGGCATTAAATCCATTCTTCCTTCAAGGATCTTCAAATGAACAATTTCTTGTTCAAGATTTAATTAATGAACAGTTAAAAATTTATGGTATAGAAGTTTATTATCTACCTAGAAAAATTTTTAAAACTGATAATATAATTCGTGAAATACAATCATCCAAATTTGATGATAGTTTTGCCTTAGAGGCATATCTGAATAATTATGATGGATATGCTCCTGATAGTGATATCATGACAAAATTTGGACTTAGATTGAAAAATGAAATAAGTTTAACAATATCTAGAGAACGATATGAAGAGTATATTGCACCTTTCTTAGAAGGTATTACTTCAGGTATTGAAGATGGAACAATTACTGGGTATGATTTTGGAGGTTTAATCTCAAGACCTAAAGAAGGAGATTTAATTTATTTTCCACTTGGAGAAAGACTTTTTGAAGTAAAAAGAGTCGAATCAGAAAAACCATTCTATCAATTAGGAACTAATTATGTTTATGAACTGAGTTGTGAACTCTTTGAATATGAAAATGAACTTATTGATACCTCAATTGAAGAAATTGATACTACTGTAGAGGATGAAGGATATATTACATATATGACCTTGGTTGGATCTGGTGTAACTGCTGTTGCAACGGCAGGAATTTCCACAAATTCTATCAAAGAAATATTCTTAAATAATGATGGTAGTGGGTATACTTCTACTCCTACCGTAACTTTCTCAAAACCTCCAAATTTTGCCGGAGGAGATGTACTTGCCACGGCAGTTGCAGTTACAACTAGTAAAACAAACGTGCAATCTATTTTAAGATTGGAATTGACAAATGGTGGATCTGGATATACCACTCCACCAACAATAACAATAACTGGTGGAGGAGGAACAGGAGCTGCGGCAACTTGTTCTGTCGGAGGAACGCAGTTTAGTGTTTCTTCCATATCTATCAGTAATCCTGGCAATCAATATTCTGTTGCACCCACAATTACTATCGGTAGTCCTGGAGTAGGAGTGACTGCGACAGCTGTTGCCGGAATTACTACCGACAATAAACTCAATCATATAAGAATACTCAATCCAGGTATTGGATATACTCAAGCACCTACTGTTTCTATAGCAGGATTATCCACTATTGGTGTTGGGACTTATATCTTTAATGAAGTTATAACCGGAGAATCTTCAGGTACAACGGCAGTAGTTAAGGACTTTACAAACACAAGTTTACTAACCAGTCTTTCAGTATCAATAAATACTGGTAAATTTAGTAATGGTGAAGTTATTGTGGGATCAAGTTCGTCTGCTAGATATACTGTATTAGATTATGATACAGATAGTTATAAAAATACATATGACTCTAATGAAGATATAGAATTTGAAGCAGATAATATTATAGATTTTTCAGAGTCAAATCCATTTGGTAGTTATTAATGTTAGGAACCTATTTTTATCACGAAATTATAAGAAAAACTATTATTAGTTTTGGCACGTTATTTAATAATATTTCCATCAGACATGAAAAAAGTGATGGGAGTATTCTTGATGATACAAAAGTTGGACTTTCTTATGGTCCAATGCAGAAATTTCTAGCAAAAATACAGGAACAAAGTGAATTAACAAGACCCATTGCTATCACTCTTCCCAGAATGTCATTTGAGATGACTACAATTCAATATGATTCGACTAGAAAAACTGGAGTAACACAAACATTTAAGGCAAACGATACTACTGATAATAAAACAAAGAAAGTTTTTATGCCTGTCCCATATAATATTGGATTTGAACTTAATATTTTTACTAAATTAAATGATGATGCTCTTCAAATTGTTGAGCAAATACTTCCTTTTTTCCAACCATCTTTCAATTTGTCTGTTGATTTGGTCAGTTCTATTGGAGAGAAAAGAGATATTCCAA